TACTTCGCGTGAGACTTCCTCGACCTCGTAATACTCGGCCACAAACACGACGTCAGGCGTACTCCAGTCGAACTCGTACTGGTAGATTTCCTTCGGCCACGACGCCGGGTCATCGCCCCACTGCTCTGTATACGCGTCGCGCGACACTGCCGTCAGCACATAGCAGCGCTTGGCGTCTGCCTTGTCCTGCCGCTTGGCATCCAGGTCAAAATACACGCTGCTGTCAGCGTCGAAAATCGGCTCGATCCGAATGCGTTGCTGGTCGTTCTCAGAGTCGTACTCGTCCTCGTACACCGCCCGCAGCCGCCAGGCGCCAAAGCCGCCCGTCACCGCTTCGTCGAAGGCGTTGTCATACGCCTCGGACGCCGCGGAATCCTGCTCGTCGGCGCGGTACAGGCGGTTGCAGACGTCCGCAAGATTCGTGCGCTTGCTGCCGTCCTTGCTGATGAAATCAACCGTGACCCGGTTGTTCCTGTACTCGTTGATGATCCGCGTCACCGCCAAGGTAATCTTGTTCACCTCAAACCGCGGACGATTCTCGTACTGATCCTGCAGCGGGCCCTCCCACTGCGCCCCGGAAATCGAAGCGAACCGCCTGTCCTGCAGGCACTGCAGGCGCTCGTCGCGCAGCGCAGACTGGATGTTCGAGAACTCGTCCAGCGCCCGCTGGTGGACGCTGCGCATCCGCTCTTCGTTGCTCATACGCGGCATGACGATCCCCAGAAATTCACGGTCGGAACCGCGTACACAGACACTCCGCGCGACGACTGGCCACTATCCAAGCGCGACGCAACCGGGAACGCAAACGTCACCGCGATTGCGTCTGCTGCGTCAGGCGATGCCAGGCCGCGTGATCTCATGTCCTTCTTCGACTCCAGAAACACCGTTCCGCTGCTGTCAGGCTTGGTCTTCGGACCCGTCAGGTCTGCCTTCAGAGCCTTGTCCACAGGGATGCTCGCGGTTTTCAGCCACTCGCGCATCGCGCCCCACATCTCGGCGCGCTTGTTCCCCCACATCACGGGACGGCTTGATTTCCACCCGAAGTTTACACCTCTCACAGCATACCGCTGCTCTTTCAATCGGTCCAGCACTCCATACCCGAGCCCGCCCTCGTCAATCACCGTCATCGCCGGCTCGTACCGCTCAATCGCCTCGATGACGTGCCCCACCACGGTCATCGTGTCATCGCCCTGATACCTGTGCAGCGCCACCAGATCGCGCCCACGGCGCACGGCAATCACCGTCGAATCCAGCCCGCTGCGTGCTGGGTCCACGCCCAGCACGATCGGCGCGTCGGGATCCTTCCACGGCGGGCGCGACACCGCCTCGTCCACCAACGCTGGCGCAATAAACTGGTCCGCTCCCGACGACGGAAACTGCCCGTACACCTCGACGCGGGCTTCACGCGAGTCCTCGCCGTATTCCGCGATGATCGCTTCGTAGACGCCCTTGTCCGTGTCCTCCACAGCCCTGGCGTCCACCTGCAGGTTCTGCCAGAAAGCTCGCTTGGCGTGGAAGCACTCGAAGAAATACCCCGTGTTCCGCCGCGGGTTCGAGAACGCCAGCCAGAACCGGTGCGGCGTGTTCTCCGTGAAAAACCCCGCGGCCACAGACCAGATCGCATCCGGGATGCCCGACGCCTCGTCAAACACCACCATCATGCCGTCGTCGTTGTGAGGCCCAGCGTACCCGTCCGGGTTCTCCTCACTCCAAAGCTTCCCCTCCGCGCCCCAGTACCGCGTGCCCTTCTTCAGATCACGCTCCACCAGATCCGTCAGCCACTTCGCCGGCACGATCCGCGTCGCACTGATCTCCCACCAGTGTGAGTGAATCAGCATCGCCAGCCACTTCGTCACCTCGGCCCAGGTCACGCTGCGCAACTGACTCTCGCTGTTCGCGCTTACGATCACGCTGCTGCCGATCCTCGTACTGAGCATCCAGAGCACCAGCCAACTCACCAGCGCCGACTTCCCGATCCCGCGCCCCGACGCCACCGCCAGGCGCAGCACCTCGTACAGATCCCGCGTGCCGTTCTCGCGGACGTGATCCCGGATCTGCCGCAGCACATCACGCTGCCAGCGCCTCGGCCCCGTGCGTTTCGCCAGCGGCGTGCCCGCCTGCCCCCAGGGAAACACAAACATCACCCACGCCTCAGGGTCGTCCCGCAGCGCAGGCGACCACATGCGGGTCATCAGCACCTGTTCTTCGGCCGGCGTGTATTTTATCGACTGCATGGTCTATATCGGCGCGTATCGGCTCATATCGCTTCCCCCAGCGGCTCCCGCGCCAGCGGCAATACTCGCGGTGCGATATCCACGACATCCTCCGCAGCAATACGCTCTACGCGCTTCTGGGCTTCTTCCAGGGCCACAGTAATCGATATCTGCGCCGAGCCCTGCACTTCGACTTTCTGGGTGGCCACCCAATCGTGCCGGTGCTTCAGAAACTCCAACGCCGCTTTACTATCCCCAGCTTGCGCAGCATCAAATACCACGCGTGACATTTCCATCTCGCTGTCGGCGCGGCCCTTCATCTCGGCAATCTCCGCAATAGGGTCCATTATCTTCAGCCGCGCCAACTCGGCCGGCAGCATACCCGCCGCCAGTGCAAGAGATTCTCCGCGCAATCCCAGCCGAGCAGCATCGTATATGCGCTCCAGTATCTCAGGCGTGGCCTTTAGCTCGCGGGCGCGGATGGGGAGGTCGCGGAACATGGCATCAATGATAGCGGATTCTGCGCGGAAAAAAATTTTGTCTGGGGGCTCCGCATACGAACACCGTCGACCCTCCATCGTTGGTGTACCCCCCGCCCGGTCGTCAGCACACTGATCATCCTCGAGCCGATCATCAGCACACTGACGATCCGCACACTGACGCTTCGGACGCTGACTATGCTGCAGCGCAGCACATTGCCGGCAGGGTGACGCGCAGCGCTGGGGACCGTGCCCAATGTTAGTCCCCGTTAACATCGTTGAACCGGGGGGAATAGGGGACACGCCGTTATGTGAGTACGCGCTGACATCAGAAAGCTAGGGGGAATAGGGGGCGCGGGGGCGCCGGGCATGGTCTGTCCCCCCGCGTGTCCCCTCTGTCCCCTCTGTCCCCTCCGTTTTTATTTAGCTCAACCCCCGAGGGTTTTTTTTTTGAACTTCGGATCATGAGGGGGAATAGGGGACATAGAGGGAAAACGACCGTTCTCTGAGGGTCCAGAATTGGTCTAACCGGGGGTCACCATAGGAGAAAACGAGGGGACATGCTGCCTAGGATCGGGGTAGGGAAAGTACGGGGGTTCGCTGACGGCCGTTGTAAGTTTCGTGTCAGGAAAGTCGCCGACACTGTCTCTGTCGCGCCGATGGGCGGCGCGCAAGGAGTAGACGATGCACCACCCGGCCTTCCCTGCCATCAATATCCCCCCGCGCCTGTTCTCTTACGGGTTCACGACGCACGACGTCTATCACCACGACGCATGTGTGCGTCTGACGCGTGGCCAGCTGTCCCTGTGGGTTGATCACGAAGACCCCGAACAGCGTGACGGTGAAGGCGCGCGATTTACGCTGCACCCGCACGACGACGACCTGCAGTGTGCTGGTGTCTGGTACGAATTCGACGACCTGCCGGCGCTGTTGGCGCATTTGGATACGCTGGGCTGACGAATAACCACGGGCCTACGGGCCCGGTAATAGGAGTGATGACGATGCGAGTAATGGACCGAGACACTGCAGAGCATTTCTATGCTTGGCTGGATCGCATGGTGCGATTCGAAGACCAGCACGATGTAGAGCAGGCTATTCACGCCCTGTTGCGTAATGACCCCGAGCTGGTGAATGATCGATCGTGGCCGGAACTCTGCCGCATGGCCGGGATTCCGTGGTTTGCTTGACCCCGAGTTATAGCCCCACGCGTTGGGGTTATTGCGCGCGGTTTGCGCGATGACGATGGAGTGATGACGATGAAGATGACGAAGACTCAGCAGATGCTGATCGAGCGCGCCAAGATGCGCGGCGGCATGGCCGCCATTGATGCCGGCAGTGGCCGTGGCGCGCATGGAGGCCGGGTTACCTTCGGCAATCGTGAGCGCGCAGCACTGCGCAAGCTGGCCGAAATGGGATTGGTTGAAATTACCAATCTGGTAAAGGACGTGGATTACAACCGTGGTTACAGTATCCACACGACAACCGTCATGTACCGGTTGAAGACGAGCGTGTAATAACCACGGGCCTACGGGCCCGGTAATCGAAGGAGAGAGAGATGGCGAAGAACCCGACAGGTTTTGTTTTCTATGACGGCCCGTCAGTTATCGACGGCGCGCCGATTATTGGTATCGCCGTGTTGCGCAGCGAGAATGCGAAAACCGGCGATATGGTGCATACCTATATTCTGCGCGCCGATATGTCCCCGCTAGATGCGATTGCATCGGGGGCGGATTGGAGTATTTGCGGTGATTGTGGTCACCGTGGAAATCCGGAATTTGAGATCAAACGCAGCTGCTACGTTAACGTAGGTCAATCCGTGCAATCCGTATTTGCCGCATGGGTCCGCGGTTCATATCCTGCAGTATCCCCGACGGCCGGCGCGCGCATGCTGGCAGGTCGCACGGTTCGAATCGGTTCGTATGGTGACCCTGCGGCTATCCCCGCGCGCGCGTGGTTTACGCTGGTTCGCCACGCTGACGGCCACACGGGGTACACGCACCAATGGCGCCGCGCCGCAGCGCTGCGGCCGCTGGTGATGGCCAGCGTCGATACCGTGCCCGAACGGGACGTAGCGCGCGCAATGGGGTGGCGCACGTTCCGGGTTCGCAGCGCTGCGCAGCCGCTCGGCGCGCGCGAGATTGTCTGCCCTGCGTCTCCGGAAGGTGGCGACCGCAGGCAGTGTGTGACCTGCCGCGCGTGCGACGGCGCCGATCGGCCCGGGAAAGCCAGCGTCGCGATTGTGGTGCACGGCACCATGGCTAAGTATTTTGTTGCAGCCTGATGTAAACCCCGGCGCCGACCCCCCGGCGCCGATAACCTGGAGGATAGACCGATGTTTACTGCCCGATACCCCGGCCGCTGCGCCAGCACCGGCGCCCCGATCCGCCCCGGTGACACTGTGCGCAGCATCGCGCGCGGCCGATACGCGCTCGTGGCGCGCGCCGCAGAGCCTGCCGAACCCGTAGACCCCGACCTGGCGCTTGCAGCGTCGATTGACCCCGACACGGCGGCCGCAGAGCCTGAAGCCGCGGCGGCCGCCGGCCGATACCTGCGCCAGAGCATGGCGCGTGGAGTGTCCGATATTTGGCGCTCGAGTAGCGGGAAGGAATACTACCGGAACCGGCGCGGGCTCTGCGAGGATGCGCCCTGCTGCGGGTGCTGCAATGCCTGACGTAAGCCCCGCGTCAGCCTAGCCCCCGACACTACCCGCGCCCCGAGCCGGGGCGCACTGGAGAACGACGATGCACGATATCCCCCTCACCCTCGCCTGCGTGGCGTTTGCCATCGCATTCGGGCTCGCCCTGGGCGCCCTGGTGGTGCTCGGGTTCTGATACTGACGAGAGGAGCAATAAACCATGATGACCCAAAACACCATCACGCAACTCGAGACCGTCCTCGCCAACATCGGCGCAGGCAAGTACGGCAAGGACGTCACCTATGCCTATTGTGAGACCGGCAAGTACAAGCCCTTCAATGAGTCAACGATCCGCGCAGCCAAGGCCCGCGGCTATCGCGTAGAGCGCCGGTGTCAAGGCGTGTACCGCGTCTACCCGAAAGTTGCGGCCTGACGCATCCGCCGAGCCCCTGACGGGGGTTCTGGGATGCGCCACGGTGGCGCAGAAAACCGAAGGAGTAGACACCATGCCGAAGACACAAGCCCGCCAGCAGGATCCCGCCCCATACCGCGTAGACGCCGAAGCCGGCCCCGATGCTGTCGCACGCCGCGAGGATGCGATCATTGCGTCAGCGCTGCGCATCCTAGACGCACGCATCCGCACCGGCCCCCTGATGGACTCCCCACGCGCCGTGAAGGATTACCTGCGCCTGCACTTCGCCGAAGCCAGCGCCGCCGGCCGTGAAGAGTTCGCCGTCGTGTTCCTGGCGCAAGATCACCGGGTTATTGAGACGCGGACCCTGTTTCGCGGCACGCTGTCGCAAGCCAGCGTTTATCCGCGCGAAGTGGCGAAGGAATGCCTGATGCGCAACGCGGCGGCCGTGGTGCTGGCGCACAACCACCCGTCAGGCACGGCCGAACCTTCGCGCGCCGATGAGTACCTGACGCGGACGTTGAAGGACTCGCTGATGCTCGTAGACGTGCGCGTGCTGGATCACGTCGTCGTCGGCGATACCTGCGTTTCGTTCGCCGAGCGTGGTCTGTTGTGACCCACGCCCCCGAAGCCCCCGCAGAGCCCCTACGCGGGCCGCTGTGGCCGTTTCCTGCGGACCTGCTGGAGTACCCCAGCATGCCCCCCTGCGCGCGCCCTGTGGGCCGCGTAACCCCGCCGGCCGATGCCGAGCCGGCTTTGATGTGAAAACCTGGAGAACGACGATGCACACACTGCAGTACCCGACCCCCACCGTTAGCCGCGAGTGGGCCGCCAGCCGCGAGACTCACCCGGCCGTAGCCATGGCGATTCACGCCGTCAGCGGCCCGGGGCGCATGCCGGAGCAGATTTGGGAGGACCCGACGCAAGCGGAATTTGATCACGTCCGCATGGCCGTTGAGAATTACGTCTCTGCCGGGGTCTTTGATGGCGAGACAGATCATTGCTACCCGTGGGGTTGCGCCGTAATTGTTTTCTGACGGGTACGCCGTGATCCTGGCGCTGTTGGCCATCCTGCTGGCTCTGCTGCTGGCAGTCATTCTGGACTTATAATCGCGCGGTCCTTCGGGACCGTTGTCTCCTCCTCTGGCCGTGCGGCCAGTTCGCCCCGGGCGTCAAAGCATTTCTGCCCGGGGCTTTTTTCTGAGGTACAACGATGCTGATAATCACCCACTGCGACGCGCCGGCCAATCTCCGCGCTGCCGGCATTGCTGCCGCTGAACGGTTTTTCGCAGAATCCGGCGTCGACCCGATCGCCGCCTGGCGGGCCGCTGAAAACGTCAGTTTCGGTCAGCCGTACGACCGCGACGCACTGCGCGCGTGGTATCTGGCGGAAGACGCC